CACGATTGCAATAGTAATGCTATTTCCTGCGGTACCGGGTGTAACTGCTGTAAATTTAACCGCGGCACTATTTTGTCCAATTGGTGCACCGGCAATTAAAAATGCTGAAACGTTTTTTGTCCACAATGCCATTTTTAAATCTCCTTAGATATTTCTCTTAATTATTCTATTATATATTTATGTTTTCTTTAACTTTGTGCGCGCTCGCCATTTACATTTGATTGTCCGGAAGCTTCTGGTGCATTGTTTCCGCTGCCACTTGGACCCGTATTTGGCTGGTTAAGTTCAGGATTTATGATGATTTTCTCGCCCTTTTTCTTATCCTCGTCCATTTTCTTAGTTACAATCTCCAAAAGACTGGGTGAAATATGCATTTGCTCGGCAATTTTACTAGATTCCATATGTGTTACAAATACCTCTTGATCTTTTCGTTTTTCATTTTTTCGGGGTAATATCTTATTAATATCCAATGCAGGTGTAGAAGGTGCAATCATTCGAGTTACTATTTTACCCTCCTTACCCGCATATCTTTTTGCAATTTCTTTTGATTTTGTCCACGAAGTACCCGCTTCTGTATGCGAGATAGAATCTTCATTTTCTCCTCGATAAACTTTTATTTTACCAGGATGAAGGTTTTTGTTATCTTTTTTCTTGACTACCAATCGCGCAAGATGAGTCATAGATTTTCGTACATCACCTTTATCAACCCATCGTTTTACTGTATCTTTTGCTTTATCTATAAAACTAGAAAACTTATAATCTATATCTTCTTTATCTAAAGTTTTTACAAATTCTCTTTCAAACGTAATGGTAAATTTTGGTAATTCATCATCGAAATCAAGATAATTAAAAATACCCGGTTCATAAGATAAAGTAATATGAGGTGTATAACTAGAAAACGTAAAATGCGCGCCTAATTTTTTTGCTTTTTCCCATTGACTTTCCCCTATTTTATTAGTAAACTTGAGTACTAAAGCATCGCCTAAGATACTGAGCGAGTAAGAGTTAGGGTCAACAGAAAATGCTTTATAGTAGGGTATATACCCCGAAAAGGAGACTGGACTAAAAACACAAGTAGAATGTAATTCGCTAGGTTTAACTGGATTCGGAATTCCCACCGCTTTTGACCAATTATATAATGCTTCGGCCGATTTTCCCTCCAACCCAAAAAAGGAATATATTCCTGGGTCTTCAGACTGTTCAAATTTAATACCAATTTTTGGCGGCCTCTCCCCTCCATGAATATACATTCCTGGATCTGTTCCTAAATCTTCACTAAATTCTGGTGGAGATTGTTGCAAGGGAATATTTGGTTTAGTTCTACGCAAAACATTACCAGTATTGTTATCACCATCACTATATGAACCCGCATCCCAAGAACTTGCGGACTCTTTTTGGTTGATAACACTTCTGTTTAATAAACCCTGCGAAACATCATCACTACCCGCCATCGCAAACAATTCATTTTTTGGTTTTAAAAATTTATTTTTAGGCTTTTCAAGTTGTTCACAAAATTTAAAAAAATTTATAATTTTTGGCATATATAACCTTTATAAGATTTATTTTTACCGGAGGCAACATGAGACATTGTACCTTGATCTAATTTATTTTCTTTACAAAAATTAAATAAATTTTTTATTTTTATTGTTTTTCCACATGGAAAAATTATTTTCCAAGATTTGGAGTTATGTTTAGAAATGTTATCTTTTTCTTCTTGCGTTCGTTTATGGCCCCGCATTTTATTTATAGATTCTTTAGAAAATTTAAATCCTGATTTTCCTTCTCCACCATCTGTAAGATTTAATAACGGACCTTTGCCCAAATCCTTACGACCAATCTTTTTTATTAGGTTAGTTTCTATTTTGAATACCTTTTCTTCGGAAAAATCTTCATGAAGTTTAGTAATAAGTGGTTCTCTACCCTGCTTTTTAATCCATTTTATACGATTATAAAAGGGTGTATTTTTTGTATTACGTCTATACAAGTGATACAAATATCTTTTTCCCGAACCTTTACCAATATAAATTGGTTCTTTTCTAATTGGATCAAAATATTGGTATATATAAAATAAAGGCACACATATATTTATGGTAATCAAAGACGTAGTAAAAATATTAAAAACAAACAAGTATAAGAATATTAAAGTACTAACAGCCAACCGTTTAAGCGTATTCGTCGAAACCAAAGACAGAATACAAGTATTAAACCATATAGCAAAAATACTTAAAGGGAAATACAACAATAGTCCCTGTAATTACTCCAGTGTCGGAACTGTTGAATTTAAAAATTTCAACATCTATGCCAAACCTCTATTACAACAAGGTATAAATCGGCCGGGTGTCACCAATGAAGTAACTATAATCAAAAGAATAAAAAATTATATCAAGAAACAAAAGAAAATAAACGTATGTTTTAAATCAGATAATAAGAAAGTTATTTTTAAAAATATTGTCAACATCAAACATACTGGTACAATTATTTCTGCAAGACAAAAAGCCGATATGATTTTAGTAGATCATAAAGGTAAGATTTTTCCTATTTCAATTAAAAAAGATAATGCCACAATATGGGAATCGGCCGACACATATTGTGTGGATAAAGTTAAAAAGTGTTTACAGAAATTAGCAAAGAATAAGAAAGTAAAGTTATACAAAAGAAATGGAGCAATGCATCTATTTCCTAAGATTGCAATACGCGCTAATCGGAAAGAATCGCGCGATGTTATTTTTGGTTCTGACTTGAAAAACAATGGTCTGGTTGTACAAAGGACTTTTAAGAAAGAAGATATGGTTTCTAAAAATAATAATCTGGAGATAAAATGCTCTAATTTAATCCGTAATTTACGAGACGTAGATAAAAAACATAAAGTTTGGTTTCATGTTCGTGTAGATGTAACCAGAAATATGCCTAATTTTTATCCAGGTTTGCGTATCTTTGCAATCATGGAAAAAGGAATATGTAGTACATTCTTAAGGGTGAAATAGCACTTGACAAGCTTGTATACTGTGTTATACTCAATTCATGAGTAAACATCTTGTTATCACCTGGGGACGTTTTCAACCTCCCCATTGGGATCATAAAAAACTTATAGAGGACTGTGATAGTCTGGCGGCCGCCAAACACGGTAATGTTATTATTTTCCCGTCATATTCATTTGATAAAAAGAAAAATCCTCTGACGCATAGTCAAAAAATTTATTGGCTTAATAAGATGTTTCCATATCACTCTTTCTATTATGATACAACATTAAAAACCCTTTTTGATGTTGTTAAACATGTAGTTAACGATCTTTCATATTACGAAACGATTGATTTAGTTGTGGGTGCGGATCGCTATGAAGAATTCAGTAAAAAGGTTTTACCCAATATTCATAAATTTATAGCTACAGAATGTGATAGGATTCCAAAATCTTTCGAAGTAGTATCGACATGGCACGAAAATACCATACACTCCAGTACGTTGAGAGATTTAGTTAAACATGGTTTGTACGGTACATTTAGAGATTTTTATTTTACAAATACAATTTTAAAAGGCACTGAAATTTGGGAACTGTGGATTCAACTAAGAGAAGGGATGGGTTATGCAACTTCCACAAATAGTTGAAAAACTTCAAGATATTATAAAAGGCCTTAAAATTAATCAATGTGTCATTTTCCATACATTAAATATCTTAGATGAAATTTCCGAATGCTTAGATAAAAACTACAGGACACTGTTCGGTACCGAAACAGATAAAATGATCCGTTCTATAACACACATACAATATGATCTTGGCGCATATACTGATGAATACTCGCGGGAAAGAGTCATTGAAAAATTAACAGAACTTTCGGAGTATTTAAAAAAACATTACTTTAGTTTTTCATTTGTTAATCAAAAAGTTTTGGATAGAATTAAACGTATGGAAGAACAAAATGAACGAAAATAAAAAATTACATTTGGAACATCCCGAAGATTTTATTTTTAAGGAATATGTTGAAACATTTAAAGCATTAGATTTAATGCAAGACATTCACGATGCAATTAATAAATTTGATTCCAATATTACACTACAATACAAAGTAGATGGATCACCCAATCTTATATTTGGTATCCATCCAGAAAATCGCAGATTTTTTGTTGGAACTAAAAGCGTCTTCGCTAAAAACTCAAAAATTAATTATACATATGAAGATATCTATAAAAATCATAAGGATCCCAATTTACGTGAAATTTTATATACTGCGTTAGAATTTCTACCAAAATTGTTTCACAACGGACATTATATTAAAGTTGGTGTTTTTTCTGGTGATGTAATGTTTACACGAAATACACTAGGTGAAAAAATTATTCATGGATTAAGACGGGAGCATACATTTAAACCAAATATCATTCGATATGTACCCCAAAATCCAACAGTTATGTATCCGGGCGGAAGTTCATATGATGTCTATAAAATTGGTTTATACATTCATACGGCATATTTTGGTAAAACATTAGAAAATATGAAAGCGGTGTATCAAAATCAAAGTTTGAGAGATTTCTGTTATAATAAAAATGTTTGGTTGGGTAATTGCGAGTTTCCATTAAAACTGGTGGACCCATTTTCGGATGCAGATAATGACGAATGGAATGGTGCATTCAACTATTGTTCTAAAATATTATGTACGCTTAAAATACAAAACCTTTTGATCGATGAAATAAAACCATACTTTTCACCCTTTGTTAATGATTGCGTAGAAAATGATTTTCATGAAATAAATGTAAATGTATCCAGATTCGAAAATTTCATCGAACAAACAATATGGGATGAAATTTCGCATTTGAAAACCAAAAGGCTAAAGATTTAAGATACACAAAATTACATAAAATTGGTGTTCACCTTTACAAATTTAGGAAAGAATTTTGTCAACTCTTCGAACTTTGGGACCACATTTCTTACCTAAAGGGATTATTACTTTCTAAAGTTCCAAATACGATAGGACCATTTAGTTTATACTTTGATAATCCTGATGGATCGTGTACACAAACAAAACCAGAAGGTTTAATCGCCATGGACAACAAAACAGGTTTTGCAATAAAGTTAGTAGATCGCTTAGAGTTTTCCCATACAAATTTCTTAGCACATTATTCAGCTTGACAAGTATCGAATCTCGTGTTATCATGGGTCAATGGAAAATAAACACCTGAGATTTCTAAACCTCTTGGAAGAAAGTATAAAAGAATGTGGGTCAAAAATATTTCGTGTTCATATTGGCGCACTTTTGGTATATAAAAATAAACCCATTTCATTTGGAAAAAATCATATAAGAACGGATCCTTTCCAGGCACGATTTTCTAGTAACAAATTTCAAATACATTTGCATGCAGAAGTAAATGCAATCAAACAAGCACTTAAAAAGATCTCAACTGAACAATTGAAAAAATGTACAATGTATGTTGTGCGGGTTAAATATAATCCTGATAGCAAAACAAATGTTTGGGGCTTGGCAAAACCGTGTATGGGTTGCTCTAGATGCTTGGCAGAATTTGGAATTAAAAAAGTAATTTATACGGTTGAAGGTGGTTCTGCTTTTCTGTGATTTCCCCATCTTGCTTTTACTCTCGCTTCTAAAGCTTCTGGAGTAGGGGACACACCTCTATTTTTGTAAGGTGGTCTTTTTCTTCTTATATTGGTAGGAACAATACCATAGCAGGCACCCATTTTTGTAAAAGTCCAAATAGTGTGAACTACACCTTTATTAAGATCATATGACTTTATCATATTAAGGAAATCAATCAGGAACATTGTGTATTTTCGTCCTGTGATTACTGATGTCATATTAAACTGTAAACTTTTTTGAGTTTTGACGCAACTAACATATTGTAATGTATCTTCAAATTCAAAATTATCTTTCCATTTAAAAGTTTGATCGTTTTCTTTATAACGCCCGTCTTTTGTAAAATGAAAAGAATTTATAGGATAAAATGGTACATTACCTTCACGATCAAAAGGGACTTTATAACTAATAGGGATTTTCCAATACTGTGGATTAATCTTTGTTAATCTAGCTTTCCTTTTTCGGGCGTTTTCTTTCATACCCGCGGAAATCTTATCCTTATGTTCTTGCGATAATTTTTCACCCTTTAAAGCCATTATACTTTAATATCCGCGAACTTTTCTTTTTGATTTTTACCAAATTTTTTAATAGTATATGCTGGTTTGTATTGTTCACTACCATGCCTTTTACTAATTGCTAATTTTTCATCTTGTTCACTCAAGGCACCGGCTTCCATATCATCCAAACCTTCTTGCGCGGCTTGCTCCACATTGAAGAATTTCATCCTATTTTTATCAAGTCCAAGTATAAATCGTCTCTTAAAGTTTTCATCATAATAACGATTTTTTCCTTGAATAATCATAATCTGATTTAACTTGGCTAAGGTTATGCTAGGAACTAAACTAACAATTAAATCGGCCGTTTGAGCTAAGCCCCAAGATTGTCCTACATCAGATAATTTAGGATCGGTATTATCATATCCATCTCTATTGAATTGTATTGGAGACCAAATAGGTGAATTTAATTCAACAGACCATGCTCTTATTTCTTCTGCAATAGATTGAATATAAGATGATTTTTCTGCCGAACCCGTACTAACATGTTTTACTCTAACCGATGCACAAATATTAACATAATCAACAATGACAATATCAGGTTTAAAACCCTTCTTTAAACGCAATTCATTTACCAAATGTCTAAAATGTCCTACATGTGCTCCGCCGGTAGGATATTCTTTTACGATTAATTTTCCCTTAGTTGTTTCTTTTAATTTATCTAACTTCTTTACGAATATATCTCGCGGTAAAGCCATCAATTGATCTGAATCCAAACCCAAAAGATTCATATCAATTCGCATACAAATCTTTTCCTCAGCCATTTCTAATGTAATGTACAATACATTCAGACCCATACTTAGATAGTGTGCAGCAAGATGACACATATAGATGGTCTTTCCGCTTCCAGTACCACCCATAACAAGATTTAAAGTTTTTCGTTCTACGCCACCTTTAGTAATCTCATTCATCATTTCCAAATCAAATGGTATTTTAAAACTTTGTTTATGAAGAAAATCATAACGTAATTGAGCATCTTCTAAGAAATCATGTCCTATATGAGAATCAAACGAAACGGCTAATGCATCGTAAAGTATTTCTGGAATAACACCAACATCCCGTTTCTTATCATGACCTTTATAAATTGCAATAGAATCCGTTAAAGCATTTTCAAGTGCTTGGTTTTTACAAAACTTTTCGGTTTCCTCTAACAACCATTCTTCAGTTGGTTTTTCAATTTTTTGTTTTAATTGAGTAAATACATCTTCAATTCTCTCCATTTCACCTTCGGAGAATTCTTGTTTAGATAACTCAATCGCAACGGCCTGAAGTGTAGGAAGTTTATTGAATTTATTGACAAATGCATAGATGGTCTTATATACACCTTGTTCTATAGGATCATCAAAGTATTCATCTTTAATATAGGGTAGGACTTTTCTGGCAAAATCTTCATCTTTTAATAAATTTTGGAGGATTACTAATTGAATTTTCTCTGACATGTATTCTCTATTATATCATACACTTACAAAGAAGTCAATACTTTTCAATGGCAGGGTATTCAATAGTGCAATCAGGGCAATAAAAGCAATTAATTTTAGTATTTTTTTCTTTTTTTAATAAAGGATATGTATTTGTATGCCCATATGGACACACATGATATTTTAAATTACCCTCTGAGAAAATAACACCCCTTTTATTCGGTTCCTCATCTAGATAATTATCCGTATATCTTGCATCCATATATTCTACATACAAAAAAAGAGATATTAACATTGCAACTCCCCATAGTAGGAAGCATAATAACCATTCTCTCGCGCCGCAAAACCCTATACCAGTACAAGAAATCATAACCAAAAGCAGTAATATTGGGTTCATGCGGCACCACCCGAATGTATCAGCATATATATTGCGATCCACATTAATTTACAAAAGATATGTAAAAATTGGTCTTGATTATAATTAAAAACTTTCACACATTTCAAGCAATCAATATAAAAATGAGCCAGGAATTCAATAATACCTAAAAATGGATCCTGAAGTGCAATACCTACAAATAATCCATGTATGGAACAATGCGCTAACATACATTGATACCAGGGAATACTAGGAAGAGGATTAGTTAAGTCTTTGCCGTTCGCGAGAAAATCACCCTGTAAAGGATAATCAGCGATACAATGTAAACCAATCAAAACTAAAAATAATGTAATAAATTCATTCATAGAGCCTCATTCCAAACATATTTGAAAATTTCTTCAATATATTCACCAAATTCTTCTGTTTTCAATTGACTTTCTTCGAATCCAGGATATTCTAAAAGTGTAAAACCAAAATCAATAGGGACATGTTTATCTTTTGTTTTTTGATTCCAATTTATTTTAACATCACAAAAATGAAAAACAACGCCCGCCCATTTTTCAGGTTTTAAAATCTTAAACCCTTGAACTAATCCTTTACTGGAATCAAATTCAACGTATCTAATGCAAGAATCATCTACTTTCATACAATTACTTTCTTTTTAAATACGTAGTTAACAGGATTTTTTCTTACTCTTGCCCATCCACTATTATCTAAAATAAAATCTAGTGCTTCCGTATTTTCTTCTTCGGCCGCAGTTTTTGCTAATCTATATTCTGTCTCATTTAAACCTAGACCAACAAATTCCCATTTCTCCAAAGATTTCTTTACTCTTTGTAAAAGTTCTAAAAATTTTTCATCATCTTGATGATTCATGGTTCATCATCCTACTTGTTACAGTTTCTATTTCATAACCACACACATCACATATAACTATACCATTTGGGGTAATTTTTGTCCACCCTGATCCACATTTAGTACATCGCAATAACTCTTTCAAATCTTTATGCGGATAGGGCATATATTGCTTGAGAATATTAAAAAATTCTTTAACTTGTCCTTTATTCATTATTAAAAACAACCAAAACAAACAGGATTTTTAAAATAATAGTTTTTGCCATCTACCTCAGCAGTTATTTCAAGATAAAATGCATTTTTTATAAGATCTTTGGCATATTGCAAAGCATCATCAAAAGAAATATTAGGATTTTCTTCTATTAATTTTATTGCAATTGCTTTTTCTGCACCCATGTTACTTAATAATTCAGAATTACGGGTATTATCCCGCATACCGTATCCAAATCTTCTGTCAAATGATTTACAATTATACACCGAGGGCCGCCTCCAATTCCTTTTTAGGATCCACCTTACGCAAAGAACTACCATATAGGAATTCTTTCGCAACGGCTTCTTCTAACTTAGTCATCACAGCGGGTGTGAAATATTTCTTTGGATTTTCAAAGATTTCACTTTCCTTTGCTTCCACCTTACCCAATAGATGCCACTTCTTGTCTGTCTTCTTAAATATGCCTTGTTTTAGGCCAATATCTAATAGACCATAATAACGATCAAGACCTTTTTCAAAATCAAGATAAATTTCAACCTTCTTATCTTGCTTTGTCAAACGTCCTTTTTTCAATGTACAGGTAATAATTCTTCCAACTACATCTGTTCCCTCTTTATCTTTTCGTGAAGAAAGGAAAATAGTAATAGAGGAAGCATATTTACCACCTTGTCCTCCGGACATTTCTCGTGTTGCAAACATACCTTGACCATCATAGGTATGATTTGTAACCAAGAATGTTACACCAGCGCGGCCAAGTTTTAATGTAAGCACCCGGAAACAACTCTTAATTAATTTAGCGCGAGTCATATCCTGTTTTTCGCTACCAGATTCGGAATCTTCTACTTCTTTATTAGTACTAATCATTCCTAATGAATCTAATACGAATAACATTGGCGGCCGCTTTTCTTTATCCAATTTCAAATAATTGGTAAGAATACGTGATGTCTGCGTACGCAATTCTTGTACTGTTGTTACTGGCATCCAATAAATTCTAGTTACATCAATACCAGCTTCAACCAACATATCCTTCGAAATTGCCGATTCTGTCTCAAAGAAATAAATACCACCCGTTGGATTAGCATCTAACCATCGTTTAATACACTCCATAACAAAACGCGTCTTACCTGTGGATTCTTCACCCGCAAGCATAATAATCTTCGCTTGAGGAAAACCGCCACCTTCTAATCTACCAGAAACCAATGCATTCAGAGAATAGGCACCTGTATCAATATGTCCTGTGATATCTCCGGCCTCTATACCATCTTTTGCGATAGAAGCCCATTCATTACCTGTAGCTTTCATTGTTTCTTTAAAGAAAGTCAAGGCCGCATTCTTTTCTTTTTCCGAAACTACTTTTGTAGGGTGTGCCTGATCTCCACCTAAAGGTTGACCAACTATAATTTCACCCTTCTTATTACCTTTTACCTTTAATGGCTTTGTCT